CGTCAACTGCTTTTGATAACAAACGCTTAATTGCTAATTGTGTCCACTTGTCTGTACTTGTTACAAATGGGCCACGTTCTATTAGATAAGAAGATAGTTTTAATTTTAAAGCACGATGATCTTTAGCTAATTTTTCTAAAGAAATTAAATCAGGAAGTGCATCTGATTGTAAACCTTCTAAACTATCTACAACTCCTCCACCAGAAGTTCGCTCGATAGTTCTTTTTAGGTTGATTTTCTTTTCTTGTACTTGTTCATTATTTTTAAAAATTTTATTTTCTGCAACTGCCTCTAAAAATTCGTTAAAGAGTTTACCAGTGTAGACCAAATCGTTCTCAACATCTTTCATAACTGGGGCATCATCTGGTACATCTGGATTTCGTTTTTTTATACTTTCTTTTAGTTCTTTTATTTTAAAATCTAAAAAAGGAGTTTTTGTTCCATTATTTTCTAAAATTGTGTATTCGTTAAATGTGTTTTTTAATTTGTTTCGACTTGTTGTTAATTTATCTTTAAGAATTTTCTCTTCTTTTTTTTCTGGTTTAAAACCTTTATCTCTCCCTTTTTGCCCCCAATCAGACTGAAGTTCTTCTACATATAAAACCTTGTCTCCTTTATAATTTCTGTCTGTTGTTCGTATATGAAATAAATTATTTTTATCATCAGAAAAATGTACACCTTCTGTAAATTTAACCTCGTCATCATCTAATTGAAAACGTAACTCCTGATAATTTTTCCCATCAGGTTCAATATAATCTGACCAGCGTGTTTGACCACCTGATATAAAACCACCATCTGCAAAAGATATAACGTCAACAATTCCTCTTGCTTGCACTATTGCTTCGTCTAAACTATAAATTTCTTGTAAATCACCAGACTCATCTCTTCGCATATCAAATCGTTTTCTACCGCTAGAAGTAGCAAAAGCATTGTTATAAGCACCTTCTCCGACTGTTTCTGCTTCCGTTTCAAAAATTTGATAACCTATACTATCATTTCCAATAATAGTGTAACCAGTTTTAGAATCTACATATTTCATAACTGGGTCGGTATAATATTCTTCTTCTGCCATTTTGACAGCTGTATCATAATCAAGCGTTGTTCCATATACTTCGTTTTGACTTGTTTGAACTTCATCCATTAACTCACTAGCACGTTCGTCCATAGCGTTATCACCATACACTTCTTCTGGGGTAAGTTCTACACCCTCGCCAAACTCCATGTTACCTTCAGATTTTCCTGTTGCTACTACTTCACGCAACTTAATTCTATTATCGTTAATATGTTTTACAATATCTTCTTTGGTTACTTTCTTTTCTTTAAATACATCTTCCAATCCTAGCCAATCCATCTCTTCTTGTTTGACTCCAGACTTTACAAGCATCTGTTTAAATTGTTGTCCTGTGCCTTTTTCTTGTTTTAACTTTTGTGTCTCCTCTAATGCTTTGCTGTAAAAACCAAAGTCGTCTGTCGTTCTTTCAACAGCTGGTTTTGTACCATCGCCACCACCCATACGAATAGCACCGACAGGACGTAACACTTCTTTGTTTTGATCTACAACCTGACCAGCTTTTTTTAAACCAGCACTTGCACCTTTTGCTAGTGGGCGAGCAACAGCAGCAGCATCAACCCCCAAAACAGCCGCATCAAAAAAACTTTGTTTTCTATTTCTTTTTAATCTAGGTATTCGATCACCCATAGGAGTTATTTCAAAAGGCATATTCCCATAAGCAATATTTTCTATTTCTTCTGGTGCTTCACCAACTAACAAATCGCCAACTCCCATATCACCAAAAAGCGGAACAAAATCTGGAATAGTAACTCTGTTTGCAACTGCTCGAACTTCTTTGACAAAATCTGCAACAGAATTGATTGCTTCATTTCTAGGTATTGCAGAAATACGATCACTATTTTCAGCAAGGATTCCTAAACGCTGCTTTTCCATCATTGCTTCTGTTTCATTAGCAGAATTAAACTCAATTCTTTTTGACATATATTTTTTATCGTATTCGTTCATTGTTAATCTTTTTTAATAAGAATATTTGCAAGTTCTTTAATGCCATTTATGTTTGTTTGTATGTCTGGAACAAAATCTGTTTTTGGGGTAAAGCTATCTTGTTTTTGTCTTTGTGTTAATTCTCTAGGAATTTGTTTTTTCTTAATTTCGCCACCTTCATACAAATCGTCATAAACTTTGTTTAAAAATTTAAGTTCATCAAAAGTTTGATTTTTATCAATACTGGTTTTTCTTTCATCTTCTATAATTTCTTCTAACAAACGTCTTGCTTTTTCTTTTCGCAAACTCTGTGGGCCACTAATTATGCTGTAATAAGGGCCAGCTTCTACTCCAACAATCCGATGTTTTTTTGCTGTTATTTTTTTGTCTCTATCGCTTGAAAATGTTTTTACCAAACTTCCTACTTGCGATACATCTGCCCCCACTGACAATGCCAGTTCTTGCAATTGTGTTACATCTTGTATTTGATTGTTTACAATTTTCTGCTCTAAGTTGAAAATATCAACTATATTTGCACCTTTGTTTTTAAAGAATGTATTTATTTGATTTGGTTTAATGTATGGTTCATCAAACGTATTTTTTAAATTTTGAATTTGTTCAGAGATTCGATCTTGTTCTGAAACATTACCTTCAGCTTTTGTAAATTGAATTGCTAAATTGCTAAATTGAGCAGACAATTTTATATTGTCTTCTTTTCTTGTTAATTCTCTAGCATTGTTTACATTTGTAAGATTGCTCAAATATGTATTAACTAATTCAACTCTTTCTTTGTCATTTAACTGTAAATACAATTGACTATATCCTGGGCCTAAATTACCAGTTGTAAGATTAGTAACAGTTTCTGCAAAGTTTTGATTGTTTTTAGAATTTACAAAATTTAATATTGATCTAACTTTAGCTTTTCTAACAATTGCATCTGCTTGTTTAATTGCTTCATCAAAAGTTTCTGGATTAAATGTAATTACTTGATTTTTTAAAGAGTTAAATTCTTTTTCCATTAAAGTCGAAAAAAAACTTTCAACTTCCCCTTTATCATTTACACTGGTTATAAACTTTTGTGGGTCATCTAAATCAGATAAAAGTAAATTAATTTTTGCTTCAAAATGATCAATTGCACGACTAGCATTAATTTTATCTAATGTTTTTTGTCTTTCTATTTCATTAGATAAAGCAGTTTTATACATCGTATTGCCTAGAGTTGCTATTGATGCTCTAAATTGCAATGCAACATTAGCATCCATTTTTCCTACAGCTGTATAAGCATCAGTTAAACTATTTGCTTTAACTAAAACCTGTTGAGAAGTTATCTTTCCGCTGTTTAAATCCGGCAACATTGCTAACATTTCTTTTTCTGCTTCATACTCAAACCTTGCGCTTAATTCATTAGCACGTATTTTGTTGAGTATTTTTCCCCGAATTGTAAGCGGACTACCTTTTAGGTCAGATACATCGCCTGTTCTAGCTGCTTCTAATTGCTCCAGTGTTATTGGATTTTCCGCTGCATATTTCATTGCACGATCTTGCGCAATGTCTGTTGTAATAGGGTCTAGCATTTTTGCTAGTTTTGCCTGTACTGTTCCTTGTGTTTCGGAATACTCTGCCATTTGCTGAATACCAACACGTTTTACTTGCGACATACTTGTTATGCCACCGCCAGATACAGAAGGCGATGCAAGACTAAAATTTTGTTTTGGAAGTTTTGGTAGTTGTGCCATTACAGTTTCTTCGCTAAATCAGTTAATGGCTGAAATGCAGAATCAGCTTTTGTTAAAAAATTAATACCTGTATTTACTAACTGAGCATTTGCAATAAGGCCACCTGATTTCTTTGTAAATTTAGCAGCTGTACGCAATTCATTTGCTTGTGTTTTAGCAGCATACTTGTCATATAAACCTTGTCTAATTCCTTGCAGATACATTGTCGCAGCATCTTCAAAACCAAACACTCTAGCAGTCAAAGCGTTATAATCACTAATACTTAAATCAAACATTGCATCTCTTGTATTTAAGTTTTGCAAATCATACGCACTACCACTGCCAATAGAGATACCACTAGCTGCTGCTCTGGCACGAATCGCTGCATTTGTAGCACGCATATTGCGTAACAATTGATTGCCTTGCATTTGATAATTTCTCGCTTGCATCTTAGCTGCTATCAATCTGCGACCAGCTTGTATAGTTGCAGTACGTTCTGTTTGTTCTGCTCGCACATCGGCAAGTGCTAATGTATCAATAGCTTGTAATTCATACAAACCAGCCTGATATATACCGGCAGCTTTTTGTTGACCAGCTGCTTTAATACCACTTGATAGTTGTGCAAAGGGTGCATAAGCACCAGCAACATCACTAACTCCACCAGCTATTGTTCCGACCGTATCAAAAATATCTTTTAGTGCCATTACGTTCCTTGATTAACTGCTACTTTGTATTCCAAACCTAGAAGCGTTAACTTCAAAGGTTTTTCTTGTGTAATTGTGATTTGTGCTTCCCTTGAATAACCTAGTATTCCATCGATTCTTTTTACACCTGTAAAAGAGGGAACTGGGTCATCAAGGATTGCACTATCAAAACTACGAAAAGGTACTAGTTGATCATTGATTTTTAAATGTTGACTGTCATTTACAATTGCATTGACTTGCAATATTCTTTTCTTAAATCCAGTACGTGTTCCTGTATTTAGTTTTAACTCTACCGGCATTGTTTTAATTACTGGCGTAAAATTTAATCCAACCTGGTATGTACTTGCAGCTGTACGATCAAATGTAATCGAACCACCGCTAACAACTTCATCGCCTAGCGGAACACCATCTGCAATAACTGAAACAGTTGCTGCTGTGTGCGGTAAAGAACTTACAGTATTTGCAGTTGCACCATCGAACGTGCAATCTAAAAATGTGTCGTTATCAAATTCTTCTATAAAATATTTATTTGCTCCAGCAAACGTGCGTTCAGTTGCAACGTAGATATCAGTAACATCTACTTGTACATCTAAATATTTTCCAGTAGTAGTTGTGTACTCGCTTGGAGCAACAACATTTTGAGAACGCATAATACTAAATACACCCATGCTGCCATCGGTATCATTTACGCATAACAACAAATCGCCTTCATCAGTGCTGGTTGCTCTACGCAACGCAATACGCTTTGGTGCTTTTAACAAATGCCCAGACAACAAACTAATTTTTGATGTGATATATGTCAACTGTGAATCACTAAACAAAAACTCATTTAGTGCTTTACCTTGTCGTTGGACAAACACAGTTCCTGATTCTAAGGAAACTACTTTTGTACCAGGTCGTGTTCCATGCCTACTTACATTTTTAAATACAAGCGACAAAGGTGTAATAGGGTTCGTGCCAGACTGTGGCACAAAATGCTCTCCACCTGTTGTAAAGATTTGCAAGTCACGACCAGACATAATATCGACAATACTATTAAAAGAGTTGGTATCTAGTGTGGCCTGTACCGCATCATCATCTAATAATTCTGTTGGCTTAAAGTCAAAAAACAATCCAACCTTAGAACCAAATACTGTTGATGGCCTAGATTTTGTACCACCAAAATACAATCTTCCTTCATGGAAAACTGCGCTTTTTGGATAGCCACGACTACCCGACCATACATCTTCATAACCTTCCTCCAACTCCCAGCTATTTGCAGCAATAGTGCTTGTATCAAAAAACGGAAACTCTGTTACTGCTTTTACTTCTTGTGCCGACACAAACTGCAAAACTCTGGCTCTGCCTTGGGGTTCAGCATTGATATATTGATTAACGTGACTACTAGCGAAAGCTGATGCAGAAGCAGTTATGGAGATGTTTCCGCTTACAATTGAAGGGGTAATATCAGCTGTTGGATTGCTAGTAGTCAACGAGTATGCGTGCAGTGGTATAGAGTCAAATGCGATTGTTGATATTGTCCAGGTTGAATCACTACCACCACGTACTAATTTTTGTGGTGCTAGGTCAGGATGAACAATAATCATTGTATCTGCTGATTGTACAAAGTTTAGTTCATTGAGCATTCCCCCGGTTATAGAGGTACTTAAAAAGTTATTACCAGAACCATTAATGTTTGTAATCTGTTGTCCGTTTTTGATGACATACATTTGTGTTGCAACAAAAACCAATATATAAGAATCGTCCACACTAAATTCAAAATTAAACAAACGCACTCCATTAGCTGCAGACTCTGTGCCTGTGTTTGGCAACTCCATTACGTGCTTTGTGCCTGGCCTTCTTTTTAATCCACCTTGCGGTTGAATGACAACATTAGTCGCTTCTTCCAAAGCATTTTCATATTGCTGAATATCAACCCTCGCACGTAGTAATGGGTCAAGTGAACCAGTTGTAAAGTTCGTTTGAAGGTCAATGAAGCGTGCCATTAGAACCTCGTATCGACTAGGGCAAACTCTTCGATTGTTTTGCTAGGATTACCAGCTGCATCATTTTGCATAGCAGTTCTCATATAACCGCCACGACCATTTTCGCTAGGTGTACCTATTGCAACTGTTTGCCAGTAAACTGTTTTTGTCTCTTGTTCTGTAATAGGGTAGGCCAGATGCCATGCCATCATATATTTCATTAACTGCACAAAATATTTTGGCATTGCAAATTCTTCTGTTTGAAATGGATAATCTATAAATATTGTTTCTTCATTGGTTAATAACAAATCACCTTGTATCTCAAAATCTTTAAATGATGTCGGGTTAATGTTGTTATTCAGGAATACTTGTCTAGGGTTGCCTAAACGATCACCTGGCATCTGAAATTGATAACGCCATTCACTTGTTGGCGTTGTAAGTAGTCTGGCAAGTTGTGCTTTCTTAAAAGCAAAACTCCAGGGAAATACAGTGAGTGTGGAATCTCTGACATCTGGATATAATCTGTCTGCTGCATTAGCTTCATCTGTACCATCATTAAAAGAACTAATACTTTTTGCACCTAACAATATAAGCGCATCCGAACAAATTGTTACCGCAGTATCACCAGCAGCCACAAAAACTCCTTAAAAAAAAACAAAGGCTGGTTCGTTAATTATGGTAGAGGAATGAAGGAGTAAACCAGCCCTTGCTAATTCAAACTAATTAGTCACCATCTGTTAGCGCAATTGCTTGCCCATCAGACATATCGACTACGCCACTAGCATTACTAACTACAACCATGGTTGCAGCTTCAGCTGTAGCACTTGTTTTTGCATACGTCATCATAAAATCACCGACAGCCAATGTTTCACTCACGCTATTGAAATAGCCTGATGTGTTAATTGTTGCTAGGTCATCTGTTGATGTGTACGTAAATACAGATGGTGCATTACCTTTTTTGGCAGCACCAATTACATTCAAACCATCTTTTTCAAAAGCCATGATTAGGACTCCCTACAGGTAATTTTTACAATACCCTCGTCATCAATGCTCGCAGCACCAGCTGAGAACATAGAAGCAACAAGGAACGATGTCTTCTCAGGTACATAATTTATCTCCGTTTTCGGTGCGATACCTTCAGCCATACCTAGAGCAGATTTGTGAAAAGCGTATACAGTACGATCGCTGCTGCCATCGATTGGTAAACCACCTTCATCTCTATCGCCCATCGTATAGAATCGGAAACCTAAGAATGTGTTCAACTCACCAGATACTAAAGCCTTCACTGTGTTGAAATCCGAACTTGTGACAGATGTCTCTGACAGCAAGTTATCTAACGAATTTGCATGAATCACAATGTGACGATCTTCAGCTGGTACGTTTTTCTGATCTAGCAATTTCTTTGCATTACGCAATTTTGCTACGTTCAGGTTTGTTGTTGAGCCACCAACTGAGTTGGCAACTGTTAAAGAAGTAGATGAATTTTCTAACGCATCTAAAATAATCTGGTCATGTTTACGACCGATTGCCTTAGATAACATTTGTACTAATTCTCTTCTTTCATCAAAATTAACTTTTGACTGATTGAAAATGTCCGAATACTCAGCAGCTATAAAGTCATCTATTGTGACTGTTACATTGCTGAACTGTGCATTGATTGGAACGACATCACTCTGAGGGATTCTAGCCGTAGCTTGCCCTTTAGCTAACTTCGGGAATTTGTGTGTACTACCTTCGACACCACCACGAAAACGAACGCATTCTTTAAGCATGGACTCACCTTGATATCCTTGCTTAACTTCAGTGTCAAAGAGAGTAACAAAAGCATTACTTAGCGATATTGCCATTTGTAAATCTCCTAAAATTTGTTAAACACGTTTTTCGCTTTGTGTTCCTTCTAGGAGAAGGGCATCGCTACAGTTCGGGTTGTTAGCCACTGAAGGGTTGCACAATGTGCAATATTCCTTACAAAGTATTGTATGCCTCTAATTTACAATGTGCAATAGCTATGTTTGTTAATTGTACCTTTGCTGAAATAGCTTTTCGACTTTTTTGCGATATGCAATGTCTGTTTGATATTTAGGGTCGGCAACCATAGCGTGTAACTCTTCATCAGAACCAACTCCATCTTCCATTGGCGCAGAGTCTGTTGGCACTCTACCTTCATAGGCTTCACGTATTTTTTTTAGCATACGTACACCGCCAGCTGTAGCACCGGCAAGTTCAAATTCTTCATAATCCTCTTTAGAAAATACACCTTTGTCTAACAAACCTTGTCCCCAGGTAGCCATAGAATTTACGATCTGCTGCCCATTGTTTCCCAAACTTTGCAATTCTTCATCAAGGTTTATCTCACTTGCCGGATTCATTTCTGCAATAGATGCACCCAAATCTGTAATTAGTGAGTCAAACTGCTGTTGTGATAAACCAGATTTTTTTGCA